TCGTTCTCGTCGACCTCCCCGGAACGGATATTCTCGAAGGGACAGTGACGCACCTTGGCCACCGTCGTCCGGTCGATAGAGTACACGATTTCGAGGGCGAAGCCGCCTTGAATCTTGAGGTCTAGACACGCCTTGCGAACTTCGTCCTGAAGTCCCCACTCCTCAATTTTTAGGCGGGCGTCCAACGTACTCGCCTGCACCCCGTCGCCAAAAATCATGTAGGCGATAGAGGTACACAGGGCGTTATGCGTCGCGCTCGACTTGTAGAGGTCGATGAGGTACTGCGGGAAGAGGTTGTCGTCGCCATATTGGACGTATCCCTTATTCGAGGACACCTCCGCGTAGGAGCGTTCTTGATATTCTTGTAGTTTGAGTAGTTCCATCACTCGTAATATATCACGTTGTCGGGAATTGTAACGGCGGGGATAGTCCACGCGGGCTCGTCGGACACCTTGCACGGACCCACCTCGCAGATACCTACCACCACCTCGTCGGTTGGATCAAGATTGGTGGCGGAGTTCTGCCCCCAAATCTTGTATGTGTACAGCCCGCTCTCGGTGATAAGGACCGAATTAACAGCGTCGGCATTAGTCGGCAGGTCGAACTGGGTATACCTCTCGTTGTCGTAGTCCAAGACCGGCACGGCATAGTAGGTAGCTTGCGTAGCCTCATGGGTAAGCTCTACGAGGTAGTGCGTAAATGAAGCCAGGAACTTGCGAGACTCGAAAGGAGTCACAGTGACGAGGTTGTTGGCCTTATTGGGAGAGAGGTGTATCATATCTGAATCAAAAAGGGGAGAGCCTGCGCCCTCCCCCTCCTTGTAACTATATCGGAAAAGGCTGGAAGTTAGCCCACGGTTACGTTGCCTGTAACTCCGTCAGTAGCCGTAGCCCAATCGAGGAATGGGGCTGCCGACTGCTCCTGAGCTACCACAGTAAGGGTGACACCGCGAAGGTCGCCAGCAGCTACCCCGCTCGTCACCTCCGAAGTCGTCACCTCCGCTCCGCGGATGTTACCCACTACGAAGTAGTTCCCGTTTACGTCCTTGACGACTACCACGAGGCGACCCTTGGCCAAGTTCAAGAGCTCGACCTGATCGGTGCCGTCCAAGCCGGGCAGGACCAGAGTGAGGGTCTGCTCGAAGAAGATAGTACGATTTTCGGTCGAGGCGTTGATGGTCTGCGTCAACGAGCTCACATTGCGTGAGGTGTCGTATCCGTAGATAGTCAGAGCCGCCGTAGCGTCGTCGATTACGCCGTCCGTTGTCCCGCCTGGAGTCTCCCAGATACCTGAGGAGAACGTGCCGAAGTAGACCTTCTCAATACCGCCAAATACGTCGCGGCATTCGAGGTCACGCTGTGAAATTGTGATACTTCCGCAAGGCATTAGACGAAGGCGTTAAAGGTGGCACCAGAAATAGAAGGGACGAAGGCCGCAGAGGTGTTACCCTCTGGAGTCATAGTAGCTTCCTCTGCCGTAATTTCGAGGGTCATACCTGAGAGGTCGCCCGTAGCCGTACCCGTCGTGACGGTTCCGCCTGCGAGCTCGCATCCGCGGGTGTGTCCCATAATCCAGAAGTCTCCGTTGACGTCCATAACGACGACCGCCAAACGCCCGTATCCGAGCTCTTGGAGGTTTACGATGTCGTTGCTGGTGAGCTTAGGAAGGACCAACGTCAGCGTCTGGGTATAAAACATAGTTCCGTTCTCGACGGACCCTGTACCCGACTGCGTCAGGGAAGAAGCATTTTTGGTTGTGGCAAAAGGTTCGAGGGTCACCGTCAACGAACCAGAGGTCGCGCTGATGATGCCCGTCGTAGAATTGGGACTAGCCCAGAGTCCTTCTTGCCATTCCGCGATATACACACGCTCGATACCCCCGAGGGCGTCGCGGCATGGAAGGTCGCGTCCTGTAAGAGTTAGGCTACAAGCCATGAGGAAGGGGGGTTGTGAGATTAGGGGGAGCCCAAGGCCCCCCCGTCACTCGGATGAATCATCAGGGAGCGTCGTAACGCCAGACAGCGTACGAGTTGTGGTCGGCCACTTGAGTACCGCCATCAAACAACATCGCGATGCGCGTAACGGCGTCGCCTGTCGTGCCCGTCAAGTCGAGGAAGCGTGCCTCGATGTGGTCGGTCAAGAGGTTCGTTCCGAAGAAGAAGTTCTCCGTCTTACCAATCAAGAGCGTCTGGTTCGGGAAGCCCGCAGGCGTAACGATGTCGTAACCAGCGTACTTGGCCACCAAGCCGTCGTTCAAGAAGGGCAGGTTGTAGGTAGCCGCCAACGCTTGGTAGTAGAACTGCGCTGACTGACGCGACATGAAGATCTTTGTGTCGGGGTCGCCCACGATAGCGTCGGGAGCACCTTCGGCACCGGAGGTCAAAACGGCCAAGGCCGCCAAGATGTTAGAAGCAGACAGGGCCGTCGTGCTCACCGTCTCGCGGTCGGGCGAGGCGTCTACGATGTGGTGCAAGATGCCGTCGAAGTTGCTCACCACAGCGGCGGCAGTTCCATCGACGGAGTAGTTACCCTGCCAGATGTTTTGCTCGATGTTGGCGGCAGCGCGTGCAGCAACATAGGCACCGAGGTACTGCTCGTAGTCGCCAGGAGCTCCAGCGTAGTTGCCACGCATCTGCTCGGCTGCCCACGACTGAGCCAACTCAAAGTTGCAGATTTGCTCGTTAATTTGCAACTGCGTTGTCACCAACTGCACGTCGGCAATGGTGAGCTCGCTGCCAGCTTCGGTAGGGGTGAAGGTGCAAGAGCGAGCCTGCACAGCACTACCCGTGAGCTTGGTGAGGTTAGCCTTGTAACGGACGTTATCAAGGACAGTGACGTAGCCATTGGCGAGGGTGTCCGCGCTCAAGATGGCTGGAGCTACGAAAGGAAGGGCTTGCTTCCCTGCGTAGTTCGAGGAGATAGTAACGTTTTCTGCTGCCATAATTTAGGCGTTGAAATGATTTGCGAGAGCACGGACGCGCTCTTCGGTTGTAAGATTCTTAAGATTCAAAGGCTCGCGCTTGGCCGTGGGTGCCTTATGCTTCAAACCACCCTCGGCGGCTTGCTTTTTGATAGCTTCGAGCTCCGCCTTAACTGCGGCCAACTCGACAGAGATAGGGTCTTCTTTGGACAGCTCCTCGGCTTCTGGCTCTTGTGGCTCTTCCGCCTGTTCTGCTTCTTCGCTCATCTCCTCCTCTTTGGGAGCGAGCGATTCGAGGGCGGCAGCAATCATAGCTTCGACCTCCGACTTCGTCACGTACATCACCTCTTCTTTTTCCTCTTCTGCGGCTTCGACCTCTTCAGAGGCTTCGACCTCTTCGGCTGGAGATTCAGCACCAGAAACGGAGGTGACGACCCCGCCCTCACCGACGGTAATCATACCGCGATCGGCCAAGGTGTACTCGCCAGGAGGCAAAGCGATATTTTCGCCTTCGTCGTTGATGATGTAAGCCTCGACCCCTTCAGCGAAAGAATCGGCATCGGTGTAGATAACCGTTCCGTTGTCGAGGGTGGCTTCGGCCAAGTCCGTCTTGGTCTCTTTGTTTTCAAGCTCCACGTTATCGGTAACCGTCAGGTTTACGTTGAAGCGATTAAAGACCTCTTGGACACGTTCTGCAATATTCATGGAGTCCTTTTTTTCAATGAGTATATAAAAGCTTTAATCCTCAAGTTGTTGAGTTAATTCTTTCTCGATAGCGTCCCACGCGTCAGATTCAAGGCGTGCGTCGTTGATAGCCCGCACCACCTCGTGGAGCATCTCGTCTTCCGAGTTCTTCTTCATCTTGTCCGCGAAGTATCCCTCGATGGAGAAGCCCTTGACCTTGCCTTCCTTCACCCACTCTTGCCAGATAGCTTCGTTGTCGACCTTGACGGCTACCATCCACGTACCTACGGGAACGTCCAACCCGTACACGGCGGACTTGTCCTTCTGCTTGTCTTCTACCATCCACGATTCTACCACGGTGAGGCCGTTGATAGTGTGCTCGTGTTCGAGGGTGTGGTTGGCTTGGTTGCCGTGCTTCAGGTACAATTCAGCCGCACGACGTACCGTGCTCTTCGAGAAGTACACGTAGAACTCGTCTTCTCCGTTACGTCGGTAGATAGGCTTGTCAGGTACGAGGGCGGGTCCGATAAGGATACGCTTGTCGGTGTCGGCTTCGGCAAATTGCACCTTGGCCTCTTTTAAGGCGATGAAGTCGAGCTCGATGGCTGGACGATCTACGAGGGAGATAGCGTC